TACGACTTCTGCATGTGGCTTCGCGCCATGATTAGTTGCATTCGGATGATCATCGAGAATCTTAAACACTTCTTTGTAATCATTGTCTCGGGCGCCCCATCCATATATGTCGAATGATGAGTACACGTCAAGATGAACATTCTTATGTTTTTCTGCAATCCTTTGAAACACTGCAGCCAAGATGTTTAGGCCTCGGTGTGGTGTTGTGTGGTATATCAGATTGATTGTGCCGTCATTGGGTTTTTCGTGTTCGGGTATCGTATCAATAAAGTTGCGTAATACAATACATTTACTCCATGGTAATTGATAGCGGTCGATGTATCTCTGCATTTGCCAGTTAGATACAAACACGAATTTATGAAACTTTTCTTTGCCATGATCGGTCTTTAAAAAATCGGCCTCAGGATCGCCTGGCAAATCATGTGCCCAAAAAATACGAATCTTATCATCTGCTAACTCGCTCTTTACACGAGAAGAAATGATTTGGCATTCTTTCAATAATTTTTGGTCAGCTCGTTCTGCAACTTTCATGGTCAGTACTTCTGTACCGCCCATTGATTTTTCATTTGTTTCGTTGCGTTTAAATTCTCCAGCGAGTATCTCAGCCATTTTCACGATCCTTGATTAAGTTATCATTTCTCACTGCACTGAGATGACCATAATTACCAGCTTTAGTTTGTCTCTTATGTCGAAATAAAACTAGTGTGTGATTATTACCATCGGCTTTACCCATTGGATAAACGATCTCTCGTGTTTTCTTAATTCTCCATACATCTAACATTACAATCCACTCTCCAAGTAGAACATTAAATCACCAATAAAAGCACCATTCACGGTTACGAATGGAAAACCTTCGCATTCTGGCCATATTTTTTCTACAGCCTCTAAAGAAATATCAGTGTGCACTTCTAGCATTACACACTTCACATCTTTCTGTTCAATATACATCTTCAGCATATCACAAGGAGGACAACCCTCCTGTGTGATGACTACGATGTGATCATTCGGACTCGCCAAAATATTTCCTCAATACTTCGCGTTTATCTTCCCATTCGGCCATTTTTGCTAACTCCTCTTCGATAGTTAACATCACGTCAGGGTGTTCCGCTACACCGACATTGCTATCAATCATGATATCGACATTGACTTTATGTCTTTGAATTTGTGCAGAAAACACATTGTCTAGCGAAATTAGAATTTCTCGTCTTTTTTCTTTAGCCATTTTCCGTTTATCTTCCCACCAATAAATTGATTATAGTATTCTTCTGTGAGTAGTGCTTCACAACGAATTTGATAATCCATTTCCCAATATGCACACTCTGTTTTTGTTTCGCAAAGATGAACCACATATCGTTCGAACTCGGCACCATTAGCTAGCTCATCTTTGAGTTCTTGATTTGATCCGTAGTAATTTTTCCAGTCTGATTCGACTAATGATCTTCTCTTTCTCTTCTTGCCTTTGAGCGGAGGTAGTGTCTTCTTACTCCAAAAAAACTTCTTGCCGATATACTTACGTTTAGTTTCTTTATTAATTAACAAATATACCATACCATAGAAATTTTGTACATGCTCAGACTCGAGCGCCCAACCTTCTAGTAAGTGTATCCATGGGTTTTCATAACTTGCAGTAGTTAACGACGACGTTACCTTCGTGGAAGATTCTTTTTGATTTGGCAAAACTGTCTGACCACCTTTGTTCGGCGCATAATGCATCTTCGATGACTACTCTACCTATACCAACTTGTACTACGCCTTTTGCACATTCGTGGCAGATAGGTAATCCGTAAACGTAGAGATGTGCACCCTTCAGTGAAACTCCATTCTCTACAGCATTATATATACAATTCATTTCAGCGTGTACCACGAGCTCATACTTTGTCTCGCGATCGTTCAGTCTTTCTTCGGTGTCTTGTATTCCCTTTGGGAATCCATTATATCCTGTGGCGAGAATATTACGATTAGGACCAACAGCTACCGCGCCGATCTTTTTTGACGGGTCTTTCGACCACGATGAGATGTGTTGTGCTAACGCTAAGAACTTACGATCCCACGCCGAACTAATTCCAGGATAGTTTACCACTCTAACTCCATATCATCATCATATTCAAACTGCTGATCTTCGAGAGATGCACTACAGATAGGACAAAACTCGATAGGCATCTCTTCATCATCAAAATTAGTCTGACGAATAATTACGTCACATTTGACCTCGCACGATTTACAATTAATCGTCTTCTTGTACATCTTTTATCCTGCTTTTAAAAGCTTCTAACAGAGGTAACAAATCTTGTTTGTGTTCATATATTACCTCATTGCCAAACATATTGACAACAACCAAACTCAATTCCGTATCGGTATCTACAATACGAGTTTCTATTTTAAATTTTGATTTGATTAGTTCAATCAGCGTCTGTATCATCTCGTTCTCTGTAGTCTGGTATTTTGAATTGGTCGTTATTCTTCTTTCGCAATATCACACCTACATGAGCGGGTCTTTTATACCCTTTATCTTCGCCGTTGGACCATATTTGAAATTTAAATTCATCGCTGTATCTATTCAACGCATAATCGAGGGATATTTTCATCCGAGAAAATCTTTCACCCGTAGTAGTGCCGATGAATGACCCACACATTTCATACTGATTCGCTGCACATAATCTAGCAAAGAAGTTTGGAGAATATGTATAAATTGATGCTTCTACGGTAGAGAAAAACGGAACAGCGTGTACCATAAACGTGCCTTCACCAGCCATACGATGGATGTTATCAAAGAAAGCAAATTGATTGAAAATGTGTGATGACTTACCGCAGTTTACGATGATGTCGAAGGGCTTTTCTCGTGGCCATTCAAAATGCTTGTTCCAATCTAGATCTCCAAATTCATCGTGCATGATAATAGTTTTATTAGCACCTATTAATTCATAGAATTCGTATAGATCTCTCGGACATTCTGCAATGCCCATTCTGTCCATCAATGGTTCCATATCAGTATAGTCACTGATATGGTTTTCACCAGCATGACAGATATCGATGTGTTCGAATCTTTTTGGTTTTAATGGTTCGTCACCAGCTATAATATCAAATAGCTCTGATAGAATTTTTGTTTGAAAATTATTCATTAGAATGAAAAGTCCTTAAATGTATCGTCGTCGACATCTTTCTTGATACCACCAACAATATATGATGTGATTTCAGTTTCTTGCGGGGCGACCTGTACTTCTGCACCACTGATCCACTTTTGTGTCCAAGGCAGCGGGTCAGATCCGCCTCGCTCGTTTGATAATCCAATGGCATACATACGCTTGTTACCTAGCCACTCCACATACTCATTCAAGAGCTCAGCATTCAGACCTATCATAGATCCTTGTTTGAACAAATAGTTTGCCCATGCTTTTTCTTGGTCGAGCACATCACGGAAAATTTGTTTTACTTCTTCCTTACTATCTATAGCAATTTTGGCGTAGTCTTTGTCTTCTTTTGGTAATAGCTTGATGAGTTGTTGTGTTGATGCCATGTGCACGTTCTCATCACGTGCGATAAACTTAATGATCTTTGCGTTACCTTCCATCTTTTTGAGTTCGGCAAATGCCCAACTGCAAGCGAACGACACATAGAAGCGGATGCCTTCGAGTGCATTCACAGCATTCACTGCCAACCACAGATTCTTTTTCGTTGGGTTTTCTGCCAGATTATCATAGTATTTCGAAATAGATTCTGCGCAATCAACAATCTCTTTGATGTCGAGCATCTCGTCAAATACTTTTGATGGATCTGAATATACATTACGGATAATATGTGTATATGATCGTGAATGAATGGTCTCGCTGAAGGCCCATGTTACGAGCCAGTTCTCAAGTTCAGGTAACGAACACAAAGGCATGAACGTCTCAACGGGACCTCGCCCTTGTACTGAGTCGAGCAAGATCTGTCGCTTCAAATTGCTCGTAAAAATATGTTGCTCATGTTCGGTTAGATTCTTAAAGTCTTTACTATCACGGCTGATGTCCACTTCTTCAGGACGCCAAAAGAAACCGAGTTGTTTATCAGTGAGCGTTTCAAAGACACGATATCGTTGTTTATCGTATCGTGCAATATTTACACGTGGACCAAAGAATGCTGGCTGTGTAGTAAAATCAATTTTCTTCGTATGAAATACTGACATTATTCTGTATTCTTCCTTTTCCTGGCCACCTTCTTGCGATGACGAAATTTCTCATTATCTTCTCTAACTCTTGTGTAGTCATGCAAAGCTTCTTTGTATCTTTTCTCAAACTGTATATAATCTTCTTTCAAGATATCGAGAGTCTTTGGATATTTTTCATTGACTTCTTCTAATGCTTCTTCTTTTGTCTTATAGCTCCACTCGTCGGTATGACCTACACTCCATTTTGGTTCTGTCTCTACATGATAGTTTTGTGTACAGACTTTAAAGTCAGGTTTCAGTGGTTCGTCAACAGTCAAACTCGAGTCACGCCAAATGATTCGATTGTTTGGCTGAGCGGCGAACTGACCATTCTGCAATTGAATG